AGTACGGTAACTACGTACCTGCCAACGAACGATTCTTGTTGTGGTTTAATTGCGATAGTCTCTATTGTAGGTACTTTGCCCATAGGTACTATATCTACTTGCTCATTATTTACAACATTACCATTCGTGTTCTCATTATTAGCAGAAATACTATTCGTGTTTGGAACCTTTTTATATGAATTTAAAATAGCTTCTTTAGTCTTCTCTTCTACTAACTTATTCAAATCACTTTCTTTTACCATGATATACTTCTCTGAATTGAAGTTGACAATCGCCGGGCGCGCGGCTGTTGGCGTCGCTTCTACTGGCTGCTTATTTACAACCGGGCTGTTCGTGTTTGGTTTAACGAATATCGGCGCATTTTTATTAGCCACAGTACCATCTGGCATCTTCATAAAGGAACTGCAACCTGTTAACAATAAAGATAATAAGAGTATATTTAGCAGTTTTTGATTCATGTTTAGGTTCCTATATTTAGCTTACTTCAATTCACCTTTTGCTTTTAGCATTTTAGCATTAGCCAAATGTAATTCTTTTACTTTCTCTTTGTTTTCTCCTTGATATGGAACAGCATAGTAATTGGCGACCATCCAATTATTAACTTCAATACCAGATGGTGTTGATAGTTTAGCTAAGATGCGGCCAAATTTTTCATTAGGATCTAATTTAGTCTCTATATATACATACTCATCTTTAGATAATACTTCTTTTAGTTTCTCTTTAGATAAGACTCCTCTTACTTTCTCTTCTTTATCTGATGTGCGGCTCTCTGGAGTATCAATACCATCTAGTCGGATGCGCTGTGCGCGCAACCAAACGCCGAAACCAAGGTCGAAATCGACCTCAATAGTGTCTCCGTCAATGACTGAAATGATTTTTGCTTTATATTGATACATATTAAATAGTTACGTTATTTTAGGTGAGTCTCAAAGTGTTTTCCGGGTCAGGGTATTATACCACTTATACATCTATTGTATTCTCTTTTATTACCTTTGTCAACATTCTTTTTATCTTAGCCATTTCAATACTACTCTTAGCTGTCTTAAAAAGCTCTCTACTTGTTTCATATAACATACTATATAATTTTGATATTGTTGTGAAGATTCCCATGATCGCGCTCGCGCACAGCGCGATTGGTAACACTATAATTAACAACACTATAACTAGTGCTGTGTATGTAAATATATATCGAAATATCATAGGTAAAGTATATAGATTATATAGAGAGAGATACTATTATGCAAAGAAAATTTTGTTGATTTTAAATTAATTAAAAATGGGAATCGAGGTTGGTGCATTTTAAACAACAACTCATCTCACATATCTATCTCTTATCTATTCTTTCTCTTATTATCCTTATATATATGTTGTGTATCTTTACCTTATCTTATCTAGGGTAAATGGACGGATAAAACCGTTATTCTTTATCTACTAAATCACTGAGGTAATCGTTGCGGGACTTTTTGACGCTTTTGGACGTTAAAACCTTGGTATTTTGGGGCTTTCTTTTTGTCTTGAAGGCTTTGGGCTTTTTCACTCCTAAAACTACTGCATTTTCCTTCAATTTTTTGCTCACTTTTACCGCTTCTTTTTCATCAATAGGTGTAGGATCATATTTATCATCATTTTTGACCTCAAAACGATCAAATTCATCGTCCTTTTTTGAATAATAAAACTCAGCTAATAATACTAGGGCAACAGGTACGGAAATCAACGCTAAAAACATCAATTCTGATGTGGTTGGAACTGAGTTAATGAGTAAAAGTTCGTCCATAAAAAATGATAAGGTTAATAATTTGGAGCTTCTAGTTATATAGGGTTCTCTGTTGTTTAATTACACAAAGAAATACCCCCAAATTAGCTTAGTGGCACCTTTGGGGGTATAGGATGTGGAGTTAAACGCTTGTAAATTACTTAACAAGGCCCGCCAAACCACCTTGAGACGCCGCCAGCTTGTCTTTAACGACCTCCAAGATCATTTGAAGGCTCGCTTCCATGACTTTGTGTTCCTTTGGCGTTAAACGAGCTTGCTCATAAAGCGCAGCGACATTATTGAAAGCAACATCTAGTGTGAGTTGCGGTTGATTTTGTGTTTGATTTTCCATAGTAGTGTACAGTTACTAATTTATATTAAAGTTTGCCACGCATTTTGTCTATACATTTCTTGATAAAAGTTTTATCTTTTTGAATAGCGCGAAAGAAGAAATATGGGAACCAGATAATCTTTGGTATCTTTAACACCTTCAAGTTCTTACAGTTAATAATTTGCTTTGGAGCTTCGCCATCCCAAATGCGAACAACAACAGTTGAATTATCTTCCATAGATACATTATCAATGGTGCCATTTCTTGTGGGTTTTGTCCAAGGTGTCCAGTAGTTGTCGTACTGGCCGATTTCGATTGTGTATGCTTTGCCTTTACGAGTGAATAAAATATCTTTTAAATTCCATCCATCAATGCTACCTTTTATGGTAATGCCGTTGTTGAGTGGGTTTAAAGTCATGTTAGTGAACGAGTAATTAGAACCGCGAACAGCGTCAATGCAATCTTCTTTGCCGCCATTTACTGTTACTCCTGTTACTTGAACGTTGTCGCATTGCGAGAATTTCATAACATCATCCCAATCAGCAGGATTAGATGGATTTTCCCATGCGTCAATTACAACGTCTTTTAATTGAACGTGTGATTTATAGTTTGTGTCTTTTTTTCCAGAACTCATAGACTCTAATTTACACTTAAAATGTTTCGGGGCTATTTAGCATAGCATCAATTTCATTTAATCTAGTTTGTAATGTATCTGCGCGATCTCTTTCTAGTTTTATCATGTGGTTAGCTGTTGATAAATCTAAATTTAGATTATGTAAGCGAGCTGTTATTTCAGTGAGTTCCGTTTCCAACTCTCTTGCGAGATCGGCCCTGACAATCCATTGTCCTTCCCATTCTTCCCATTCTTCTTGTGTTGTGCGTGGTGCTGGGTTCATTTGTTTAAAACGTTAATTTCCTAGCTTCTTTAATGATTTGATTCATTCTTTGACCGTCTAATGCGCGGCAAGAACCAATATAATTTGGACGAAACTTGTTACCAGAGTCGCTTTCTTCTGTGATTTCAAGCAAATCAATAAACTCTTTCCATAAGTCGTTTAACTTCTCTTCTTTAGAATTGAACTGGAGTGTTTGTTTCATGTGTTTTTAATTCTTTTAATTCTTGTTTAAGGTGGCTAATTTTTTTGATGCAATGATATTCTTGATATTCTATTTCGTGTGCATAATATTCGGCTGCACTTAATATACTAGCCAAGGCAGTATGAAAAGATAATTTTCTTTCTGACGCTTGGTCTAAAATAAATTGTCCGAAAGAGTCGCTTTCAGAAGTTTTATGGTTCATGTGTTTTAAATTATTTTAAACGGAAGGTTTTGAGGGAAATGTTTTGGCTGGCAGTGTTAAAGAAACGGTCAATGAAGTTGTTTCTTGGTTCGATAGAGACGATCATAAAACGAGCATCTTCAAAATTCATGTCCATATTAACTCCAAATACTGCCACAGGTTCGCCGCCATCATCTTTGTCGAAGGCGAGAGAAGTTTTACCTTGTGCGCCCATGTGACAAAGCTCGTCGATCAGCTCTATTCTTTCTTTACGGTATTTAATCATGCCGTAATACATAGAATAAAAACGAAACCGCATACGTTCTAGGAAGTTTTTCATAGTTAGGAGAGTAGAGAGATTTTTGTAAATGTCAAGGGCTTTTTTAATAAATAATAAGATTGCCGATATATTTTTTATCTTTGAAATACTTTGCGGCGATTCTAATGTATTCGTAATACTTGTTGTGCATAGAGATTGGCACTTGAGAAGCGGAGCCTTTAAAGGCCCGATCATAAGCGATCTTCTTTGCCAAGTTCTTGTCGAATATGTCGCCGTCTTTAACGTTACAAAGCGACCATCCAATACCATAGTAACGATGAGGGTCGAATTGAGTCGCAGTGGCGGCGAATACGCCAACCATCTGACCTTTCCGATTATAGTAATAGATATGAAGTCCTTTGGGAAACTCCATAATTTCTTTTTCTTTGTTATTCATGTGTTATGTTTAGAGTAAATTGGTGGTGACATTGGGACTCGAACCCAAACAGATTTAATCTAAAGGTTTTTAAGACCTTTGCGGCTACCATTACGCCATGTCACCGTTTGATTCGTCTTTACCTTAGCAGAGGAAAAGCGTTTGTCAATACCTTTTAAGGATGTTTTGATTTTAGTTCTCGAAATCTTTTGATAACTTCATCCAGTTTCTTTATCTCTGGTGAAGAATCTTCCATCCAAGAATTAACTGTGCGAAGTTCTGTTGCGTAAGGATATAAATCTTCTGCTATTGTTTGCCATTCATCTTGAGTCAAGAGCAGTTGGTGAATCAACTGTGCTGACTTGTCAGGATTTTGTTTTACCCATTCGTGGTTCATTTTGCACTCCAAGTACGATGTTTCTCAGCGACCCATTCATAACCATTAGATTCGCAAATAATCCATTGAACATCATCAGGTATTTCTACGATTTTGATCGTGCAGTAATCAGCGGAAAATCTTTCTGAACCAATTTGTTCAAAGATTCTAATGAGAACAGGATCGTCGCGTAATAGTAAATATAAACTAAGATTAAGTTCTTGAGGTAAAATATCGTATTCGCCCCAAGAAGGATTTTCGGTAACTGTATAAGAGAAACCTTTTTCTTTTAAGTAAAGCTCTTTAGTTTCCAATGATAAACAGAAGCCGCCAACATCAGTGTTAATTAGGATTTTTTGCATATATAAAATGGAGCTTTCGATAAGACTTGAACTTACAACTTCTTCATTACAAATGAAGTGCTCTACCATTGAGCTACGAAAGCTAATTGATTTACCAACGACCTCGCTTAGTAAAATAGTTTGGGCGATTCCATAAGTGACATAGCACTATTATGAAGATCAGGATTGATAACATTGAGTGTAATATATTATATGGATAGTCCCCGATTATTACAAGCAGATATACATAATAATTATAGCATCGTGTCTGGAGATTGGTCTAGTTACAAGACGCAAATCACTGGACTATACTCTGCTACTGGTTACGCCGCTTCTGGCAATGCAACTTTCGGGGATTTCTCCGATCATTTAGTTAGAGAATACAATCACAAGATCGAACGTTTGGGGATGCCAACAGGTTTATTCATTCGACCTTATGATGCTGGTTATAGATTAACTGGTATTGCTATCAGTTGATTTGCGTTCTTCTTTGCCTTTGATATAGGCAGACATTAAGACGCAGTAGTTGAGAATATCCAAGATAGCGTCCTCATAGCCTTCGTTTGCAACCAATAGCTTTCCATCTTGGGCAAACGTGCTAAGACGAGATACTTTGTCTATAATACGAACAAGAAAGCCTTGTTCGGTAGTGCATACACCCATAGCCTCGCACCGCTGGAAGTTGGCGAACGGTACGTCGCCTTTACTACCAGCGTAGTCGTTGTTTTTGGCTTGCATGATCTCAAATGCTCGCTTACAGAGCAGATGGTGATGCTCAAACAGGTCTTGTCTATTCATGGTGAATAAAAATTAATTTAAATTACTCGCCCTTGATGACTTTTGATCTCACCTTAGAGAGCAGAGAGATAACGTCTTTAGAGTCCACCACAACAGGAACGTTGCGCTGAATCTTACCAGAGGCGTCTTTAAAGGCATGAACGATTTGATAAGTCTCCTCTGTTCGTGCCGTCTCGGAAGTGAAGCAATGCGCCGCCCATGCTGCGGCATTGTCCAAGGCCAAATCATAAAAGTTAATGCAGTTACGAAGTGTGCCGTCTCGTTCAAGATTCCAAATCTCAAACCAGTCTCGGTTAGCTTCTACTCCATTAGTAGTTAGTTGTAGTGTGTCCATAGTTTAATCGTGAAAAGATTGTTTAACAATATCGTGAGGATATTCAGCTTTATTAATAGATTGAAGTTCGTTCGCTCTAGTAATCATATAGTGATGAATAAAATGGCGAGTGTCCCAATCTAATATGCGCCCATCCTCTTGAGGAAGTCCTTGAAGGACTTCATCAAAATTCAGGTCAAAGCTCAAGCACAAGGCTTGAATCTTACGATAAATGCCGATCTCTTTATACTTTAGTAGAGCAAAGGCAATATCGAGTTCAATCATATTGGCGTTTTCTAGTTTTTCGACGAGTGGGTTCATATTAGAACGATTCTACAATCGACGCTTCAGCAGCGGTGATTCTTGTGTTATCAGACTTGAGAATACCTTCATTGGTATCATAGTCCAACTCAAAGATAATGTCAGCGAGTTCATCGTAAGTAACATCGTAATTTGAGAGAGCAGAGGTCATAATATAGTTCAACGATGGATAAATACCTTTGTCGATATAGGTTGAGATAATAGCATCAACCTTTAGTTTGATAGCTTCTTGACGCCAATCAATCTCGCTGGAGTTGTCTTTATCACAGTCGCAGTGACCGCAATCACTATCGCAATCATAATCATCGTCTTCGCTATCATCTGTGCTATACACAGGCTCGCTGATCTCTTTGCGCTCTGGAGTAATATCAGAGTGAACTTTATACTTGCTCACGCGCAACTTTTGGAAAGAGCAGTCGGTTGGAACGCTGACTGCATCGGCAGGATTAACTTCGACGACAAGCAAGCGTCCAGTTGGGCCAGCCCAAGACGTAGCATAATCGAAGCTGCCAACGTGCAAGCCAAAGGAGCAGTGATTGTCTTTGTTGTCGTCAACAGAGCGGCGAGCAACTTCAATCGTTGAGCCAAGAGTGTTAAGGATGTGGCCTTGCTCGTTGACTTTACCTTGAACAACGACGGTATCTTTATTGCCACTGCTGGAATAAAAATCATTTTTAACTCCTTTGTAAGCGAGGAAATTTCCTTCTGGCGTGATTGGAAGCGACTTGTAGGACAAGAACGAATAGAGTTCGTTGACCGAATTAGCCGAGACATTAGACATGAGCTTGTCGATGAAGTTCAACAAAGGTTCAGCGTCTTTGGCTCCAGCCTTTAACAGTTCAAGCAATTTAGTGACGACGACGCCATTCAGTTTTTCTGTGCCGTAGAACACTTCACCATCGGTGACGCGCAACTTGCCGTGAGAGAAGTTGACGATCTTGTGCTCGATATTCACCAGAGCGGGAATATCGGCGTAATTCGCGTCGATCAAGGCTTTGCGTAAAGCAAAGAAGTTCGGGTTGGACTTCTCGACGGTGTGAGGACGACCATTAACGAAAACGGTAATGGAATCATCGCGCATAATGTAGGCTGGCTTATTCATATTAATAACTTAGTTTTGTTTAGTTTTGTTGTTTATCTATCAAGGAAATGTAATTAGCGAAATCTTTGATGGTTTTTTCGCCAAAATTGTAAGCATAGCTATTAGCAACTAACGATAGCAATGGGTACTTATTCATAAGAGCATCATGCTCGGCGTCAATTTTGCTTTTGTCAATAGTTTCTTTAACGAAAGTTTTGGTAATTTGAAATAATTCCATCATGTGTTTGTTATCGTTGTAGAAGCTAACGTCGAATTCACTGGCTTCCCCAAAGAACAGTTTCAAAGCATGATTTTTTTCGAGCACAGAGCTGATGTCTTTTATATAAGAATTTCTGAATTTAGAGCTGCGATAATTGATCTCGTTGTTTTTAGAGATAGACTCGCTATATAATTTTAATTGTTTTTTAATGTAATCTTCAACCAGAGTTGCGACATTGACCGCTTCATCGCTAATATCAGAATCATCGAAAACTCCATAAACAATATCTTGGTCAACGATCTTTAATTCATTGAGCATTGTAAATAACTCATAAGAGTTGTTTTGACCAAACATTTGTTTAGAAATCTCACATACAGGACGCTTATCTTTATATTCTAGTTTAACATAATAGAACTTACCTTCATCTGGAAGATTTGCGCCCGCGATATATGGACGATGACCATAAGTACCTTTGTTATATACAATGCGAGCTTCTGAAGCCTTAGCCGCATCAAGTTTCAGTTCTTGAGTAGTAGAAGAAAGGAAAACACGTTTGCAAGTAGTATATGTAGTTAAGAACGCTTTAGCTTGTTCTGGAGTCAATACGAACACGCAGAAACCTCTTTTGTCTGCGTTTTCAGAATTTCTCTGAATCCAACGAGCTTTAGCAAAAAGGCTTTTCTTATTGTCCGCTATAAGAATACAGTGATTGCTATTAGAATAGAATACAGCGGGGCTAGTTCCTTTTTTATCAGCTTTATGAGCTGCTCGGAAATTATTGTTACGATTAACCCAATAAACAGTTTCAGCTTCATGAGCAAAGTTTGGGAGAACTTCGATCTTGTCGCCGTTAGCGGCGTTAAAGATCATTGGCATATCAGACGCGATATTCTGCAATACATAGTTATCGCTGACGCTATTAACTTTAGACATAAACTGTTCTACGTCGTTAATATCATCGAGAGACTTTTGGAAAACCGCTCTGATCTCAGCCTCAAAATTGGAGAAGAACGAAACGATATTCTTTTTAGTGTGCTCGTTGTATTCTAAACTTTCTCTGGAGTGATGAAGCGAAAGCGCGCCAACAGGAAAAAAGAAAACGAAGGATGAAGCAGCGTAAGAATTTCTGAGAGAGTTATAGATTGGGAAGACCTTGAGTTTATCAGAAAGAATTTCAAGATTCAGTGGATAAGAAATGCCGCCCATAACAACCAAAGGCCCATCTTGGCGACGATGATAATAACCGCTTTTGTTTTGTATTTGCAACACGCCCCAAGTATGATTCTTCATCAACCATTCGTAAGAGAGTTCTTTGTTGTCAATGCCAGTGACGACGAAAGGAGCGGACGAAAACTTTAATACTTTGTAGGCAGCTTCTGCGAACTTGGCAACGTCATCAACTTTGACTGCGACGGAAATCTCGACGCCGTTTGGCTCAGTGGTAGATTCTTCCGCGAGCTTGGTGAAGCGAGTGTCGCCGCCTTCGTCAACATAAACAGAGATGATAATCTTTTCGCCATCTTTGCAGGAAACAACGGTGAATGAGTCGGTATAAGACAAAGGAGAGAAACGACCAATACCGAAACCGCCGATAGCGGAGTTGTCGCCACGTTTGGAGGAGCGACCATACTTGGTGTAAAGACCAAACAACTCTTGTTCAGAAAGTCCAGTACCAAAGTCGCGCACAGAATAAGTAGAAGCGAGAGCAGTTGGAAAACTGATCTTGATCGGCGTGCTGCTGTTAGCAGCGGCGTTAGCGTCAACAGCGTTAGCCCAAGTTTCGCGCACAGTGGCGAGAATGGTATCGGAGTAATTGTTGCGAAGGAGAGACGAAATGTAGCGCATCTCGCTCGCATCAATGGTAGCGATTTCAGATTTGAAATCGTGTGACTCAACAACGTTTTTCTGGATGGATTTAACAATCATGTTAGCAATTTGGTTAGTAATTTAATCTGCAACCACTCTACCACACTTTTCTTATCCGTCAAGTGGTTTTGGCAACTTTTTTTGAAAAAAATTTAGAAAGTTCTAAACTCTTTTTTTCCAACCATTTACCGTAGATTTCCGAAACTTTATCTTCAAGCCATTTAACGTGAGAAGCATTTTCGGTAACAATAAAAAGAATGGAACCTTTATCAGAAGTGTAGCTCGAAATCACGAATTCAGCTTGGAATTTAAACTGTTTCAGAAAATGGTTAGAGACTTTTTCATAGATAGAATAAACTTGAGATAAGTCTTGTGAAGAAAAAATAGCGTGTCTAGTGGTCATTTTAATTAGTTTTTAATCCGAATTTTGGGTCGTTCGCTTGCTGAATCATAGTAACGTAGTCGATGAATTTTTCTAAGTGAATCCACACTTTTCCATGCTGTTCAATCTCTTTGTCGCTGTAACCTTGTGAGATCATATTCTCCATTTGGTTTTTATTCAGCACCAAAAACTCCACTGTGTTCTTCCTGTAATTTGGACAGATGATCGAGTAAAGATGCTCGGTCTGAACTTCTACGCCAACGTATTTTTTTTCGCTGGAAGAATCTGCCAGAGGCATTGGTTCAGTTCTAAATCCGATTCGCGTTTTAAAAAGAAAATCAGTCGTTCTCTTTGCTACTAGGTCTATTTCTGTTTGTAGGTTCATAAGTGATACTCTAAATTTAAAAGTTTGAAAATAGCTTTGTCTTTACCCTTGAGTTCCACGTCGAAGAAAACGTCTTTGCCGTAAGCGTTGGGCTTGCCAATCGGCATATCAGCGTGCTTGCGCGTGTCATTGACGCCCTCGGAAAAGTGGAATAAAGGAGCGGTGTTCCAAGTAGAATAAGCGAGATTGAAATCTTCTTCGTCGGTGGTGCCAGAGTTGCAAAATTCACGATGGAGAGAGTCGTAGGTTACAGGGATTCCGCTAGTGAGGAAAAAATGTCTGTGCAAGTTAGCGATGTTCCATGAGCCAGCAACGTTGTCGTTGACTTCGACGACTAGACGCGACTTTACGTTGCGAGGTAGAGTATCGTAATTGGCGAGAAAGCGTTGGGAGATTTCTTCGCAGTCGCCATCTTGACGACAATGAATGTTGAGCGGCGAGCGATAGTCTTGAGGCAAGTCAAGCATATCAAATAGTTCGGCATGAGAAATTAAGTCGCGCACACTGTTCCTGATTGCGTCAGGATTTTGGCTAGTGAGCGTGATGTATTCGGAAGGATGAGCGGAAATTCTGACACCACTAGCTTTGATCTCGTTGGCGATTCTACGCAGAGCGTCACGCATATCAGGCCAATCAGGTAAGTCTTGCAGACGAAGATTAACATCAGGATGATTGATAACAGGCGTCAAACTAGAGGACAAACGATAGCCAGCAATGCCGTAGCTGTGGCAATGCTTGATGATTTGATGCGTGATGAAAAAATTATGGAGGATGCGTTTGCTAAGAACGCGAACAGCATCGGCTCGATTTAGAGAAAGGAATCGAGTGAGAGTCATAGTCTCAAACTTGAAGCCTTTGTGCTCGGCAAGGATTTCGGATATGCAACAGAGAGATAGTTTCATGCAAGGAAGCTAGATCATAAACCGTCTAGCTTGTCAATGGTTTTACTGGTCGAGATTGAACTTTTGCAGCTTACCAATCTGCAAATTTAAACAGTCTGCTGGATAGTAATAGAGCTTGTGAGCAGGAGAAGATTCGTCCAGTTCTCCTTTTTTGCAGTTCAAAGATTGATTTAAAAATGATTTTTTATTCATGTAACCAAGGATGTAGCCTTTAGAATAGTCTTTGAGAATACTGGTGAATAGATAGTAATCGCACTTCTGTAAGGTATTGAACTGATAAACTGTGCAGTTGTAAGAAGGTTTTGGTCTAACGGTTCTTTCTTTAGCTTTGATCTCAAAGCGTTTTCCTTTGTTTGATCGCCAATCAGAGTTATAGTCTTCGTGAGAGATGATCTCGCCGCCAAGAGCTTCTTGCACCATTAGGTCAGAGATCATGGCGATTTTCCAGCCATCGCCGTCTCGGATGGAGTTTTTTAATTTTGGCTTATCTTCCGCTAATTCTAATGCGGTGGCGACGAGCTGTGGATGGAGGTCTATTTCTATCATTTATTTGTCCTAAAAGTGTTCATGTTTAGATTAGCCGCCAAGATATTTATCTTATTTGCGGGCGGCTAATTCGTGTTTGGTTCTAATGTATATCTTATTTGCGATTTTTTGATTCGTGTTTGAAACTGGAGCGACAGGTGGGGGTCGAACCCACGACAGCTTGTTTGGAAAACAAGGACTCTACCACTGAGCTACTGTCGCTAAAATTGAATCCCCTACCATGCGCCTAGTAACCTTTCGGTTAACACGGATAGAACCCGACATTCAATGCAGGTAGGGAAATTGCACACAGCCATTATTGTCATTGATGTAAATCAAGAGGACTACTGTGTATGTTAAAATAGAACATCCATCCATAGCGTCCTATGGAATCACCTGTTAGTTCAGGCTGAATACGTTTCGTAGCGTTATGAGAGGCATTAATAGTCGGGGACTACTAAGAATTATGCGTCAATAACACTATGCTCGATAGAGGCATTTCGGATGAAGTTGGTTCCCCCTGCTGTATAAGTCCACCGAGAATTCTCAGTAGTTTAATGCACTTATACACGCTATATTTATTATAGCGGATGCAACACGCAGAAAGGAAGATGGGAAAGAACAAAAAAGAACCTGCTTATTTTACATTAAATGTCAAGTGTTTCTAATCTGTTTCTTGAAATTGTTTCCTCCATTCATCATACTTAATCTTAGCGGCGTCAATAGCTGGTCGAATACCTTTTGCGCCGTTACTAAACTCAACCCATTCGTAGCATCCACGATTCTCTTTCTCTACGCTAATTCCAATTTGAAATGGAAGATTGAAATATGTTTCATCAGTATCATCAGGATGATCTTCTACGGTATAAGAAGATGCGGTAAATATGCTAGTACCTCCAGCTTGAAGAAATCTTTCTAACCAATTTAGGCGACTTTCTGCTTTATCTAAATTTTCAAAAGCTTGCTTGAGCTGCTTTTCAAGCATAATTATTTTTTCTTGGTTGTTCATAAAGATTAATTTAATTATACCATTTTATTCCGTTACGATTAATTCTAACTACGCTATCATCTTTTGCGACTAATAGCAATGCTTTTCCATCGTTAACATCAGTTAAATCGCATGAACGAAAATCCTTAATAACATCAGCCGAAAGTATTTCTGGCCCAAACATACCAATGCGACCAACAAGCATATATTTTTTGCCATCTTTGCAGTGTTGTTTAGGTTTCATAATCAAACATATCCTTGTTCGTCTATTATTGCCATAACGATCTTCTCTGCGTTCTCTTGCATAGAAGGATAACAAAGAGTATTAAATGATTCACCGTGTTTAGCGATAAACTTATCCCAGTCTTTCTTTTGTTCATGCGTAAGAGCAATTTTGGCAGGACGAGCCTCTGATGCTTTACGGATAATGCCAACGAGCTTATCTTCGATAAGAAGAGCAGCAGCAGTAAGTCGCGATTTGTCTGGATAGATTTGCTGACGGATAGAAGTGCATCCATCTTTAACATGAACAAGCCAAAAGCCATCCCTAAGACCTTCGTAGGCATAGGGATCGTTCATAGGAACATACTTCTTACCTACCTTACGGTAGAGACGCTGATCTTCTTTAACAGAAGCTCTTGCAGCTACCTCATCAGTCTTAAACTTATAGTTAAGCTGATCGCGCAGACGCTGACATTCATTCTGATAGTATTCTAAAACTTTATCTTTTTTCATAGTTTTTTATATTAATGAAGCGGCTTGAGCTGTTATTGTTTTAACCTTTTTAAGTTCAAATGAGAATGGTTCAACAGGTCTAGAATTATCAAAATGTTTAATAAATTTCCGCGCTTCTTTGGGCAATTCATATCTATTCCATTTACCATCAGGACAATGAACTATATAATTTGAGCCAATGCAGCATCCGTATCTGATATTATTTTTAACGGCGCGCTTAAAAGCATAAGCAATAGGACATTCATGGCAACTTGATGGCACGCCTTTGTCAATATCTTTTTGTGTAACTATGATTTTCATTTTAAATTTCCGCCGTAATAATCAAATGTTTTCTCAATAGCATCTAAAATGATAACGAGTTCGCCCAATTCGTGATGTTGATAATACTCAAGTTTACTTTTCTTTTTCTTTTTGAGTTTAACTATATCTTCACGAATGTACAAGATACTCTGTTTTAAAGAGGCTCGCGTAATACCATCAGCTGTATCTGGATCAATTTCTACTTTCATATTATTATTTTTCATGTTATTTCAGTGAGTTCATTTTTTATATTTATAGCATCCGCACAAGCGAACTGTTCGCCTTTCTTAAAATTAACTTTATTAAGTTTAAATGGTTTTAGAACTATATCTCCATTCCAATACGAAGTTTCCATTAAGATATAACCCATCTTAGAAAGCCGATTACGCAGTTTTGTAAATTCAGGATGATCTTTGACTCCTACCGAGTTTCCTTGAAGGACGATTTTACCAGAAAGATCGTGAAGAATCGCATACTTAATATCTTGTACAGAACAGAAGTATTCGTTCTTTAGTTTAAACTGTTTGATTGGGGTTTTCATATTTTGGAATCTCTGACCAAGGAACGTAATTTTGATCGAAAAAAGCAGTCTTAGCGTGTTCTTTATTTAAAGTCTTTAACCATCCATTCCGAGTACCTCCTGTTGCGTGCAGTTCACCAGATTGACCAGTTTCTTCGCAGGTTCTGCCAGAAGCAGTCTCCGCAAAATGAAGGATACCATTAATGTAGTCCGAATAACGATCAATAATCCTTTGAAGATCAGGATACTTTCCAGTCTCAACAAGAGACATGACTTCTTCACTATACTCTTCACGATAGTAAAAACGCAGCGTACCGTATTTCTCTTTTACCTGAGTAACGATTATTTGTGGAGGCTCTACACTAAAGTAATAACCGTCTTCGGATTCCCATTTGTACGGCTTGACGCCAAGACGTTTGCCATCTTCTTCATCTACTTTGACGCTTGTAGAGTAAGTATAGGTGAGAGCTTCGCACAGTATGTCGATAAGATTATACCATCCGTCGCCCACTTCAAGCCCCCAACACATACAGGTTTCCGTCATAGGTTTAGTACGATCACCAAACATTTTAGGGTATTTATCAAATATTTTTTTTTGTAGTTCTGAGTTCATAATTATTCCTCAACTTTATCAAGAGCGTATCTTGCTTCGGTACGAATCGCTTGTGCAAGCTCTTCTATGGTTTTATAACGACTATCGCCATGCTTCAACAGACTGCGAAGCATATTGTCAATTTCATATAACGCCATCCAAGCATCATTAGCTTGAGCAGCGCGCATATACTCGTAAGTCTCTTCTGGCAATTTATATTCTAGTGTTGCTTTCATAATTACTCCAATTCGATCATCCAACCCGAATCATTGTAGATATAGTCCCAGACAATCTCTGATTTAGTAGATGTAATGTAAAAATCCTCAGACGAGGAAGATGGTGGAACTTCCTCTACTAGATTCATAGATGCGATAAATCCATCAACAAGCGTATCTTGCTCTAGTTGATGAGCTTCAATTAGCTTTCTAATCTCAGCAATCTTTGCTTGCTGTTCTTTATTGATTTTAATTTTCATATATAATTTTAGAAAAGGATTCTGGCAAGATAACGTTAGAAGGAATGTCTCTACCTTTAAATAAGGTGGCAATGTCTTGACTATTGTATCCAGCAAGACCGCAACCAATCTTAGTCACCAAAAACTCAAGTTGAGGAAAGCAGTTAGCTGTCCCCAAAAACAAGTCGATTTGATATTCAATATCAGTAAGTGCCAAAGTAATGATTTGATGATCTTTGGTTGGCAAAGCGTAAGACTGACCATAAAGACCAACACCTTTTCCCCAAACCGCACCGAATTTTTTGTGAGCAAGAGTGGCAGCTCCAGCACCATGAAGTCCAGCAAAGTTGCTACCAAATACGAAGATTTGGTGAGGCTCAAGAGAAGATATATTTTCGGGAGTGAATTTCATTTACAAGAGAGATCAAAGTGATTTTGAGCAATGTGTCAAGCGTTTTTAGGATTTTTCTTGAAAAAAGTGTAAAATAAATTAGAATGGAGATTTCTCCTGTCAATTCTATTTCGTTTGGGCCAAATCTTAAAGATGCGGCTTCGATGTACGCTAGAAATTCGCCTGTGGGTTTGGTTTCTCCGCAGAAAGTTCAAACTGTTGGAGTAGATCAAAGCGAACTCTACGATTTAAAAAAGCTTTTAATTCACGCTATTGACAGTATGAATTTCACTTTAGCTATACAAGTTCTTGACAAGATCATCAAGATGCACAAAGATGCTGGCGCAATTTCTTGATTACTTGCTAGTTGCGTGATAAACGCCATCCCAATTTTTAGGTAAGTTTGCGGTTTTGAGTTCAGAGATTCGGCTTTCCATCATCTCGTAATACTGAATCATCTTTAGATTTTCTGCTTTCAGTCTAATCAAATAGATTTCCGCTTCTTCCCAGTTCATCTCGTAGTAGAACTCTATCATCTTCTTGTGATGAGAAACAATCTTATTTGCCTTGTCATCGTTCGTGATTACGGTATAAATCTTGATGCCTTCTTTCTTACCTTTGACAGCGATGTTGTCTAGCTCTAGGAAATTAAAAGAGTTTTCGATGCCTTTCACGGTTTGTTCGCCAACTACGATTCCAACGTGATAAGGTTTGCTTTGACCTTCTAAGCGAGATGAGAGATTAACTGCATCTCCAAGGCAAGTATAGTCGAAACGATTTTCTGAACCCATGTTTCCAACTACAACGGAGCCAGAATTGACGCCAACGCCAATGGAAAGTTGCGGTAATTTTTCCAACGCGAGTTGTTTATTTAGCTCATCGAGCTTGACGAACATCTCAACAGCGCACTCGATAGCTAATTCTTTATGACGCGCTACATCAACAGGCGCGTTCCAAAAAGCCATCACCGCATCTCCAATCAGTTTATCAACAGTTCCATCTTTGCTCATAACTAATTTCAGCATAGGAGTCATGTAACGGTTAATCAAAGAAGTTAATCCTTGAGGATCAGTCTTGAAGTGCTCGCTGAGTGCAGTGAAACCGCGAACGTCAGAGAAAAGGATTGTCAAGTCTTTAGTTTCGCCGCCAAGTTTTAATAGTTCTGGATTAGTTTGGAGCTTTTTAACCATTGCAGGAGCAAGATAATGTTCAAACTGCTTTCTGATTTGCTGCTTCTGTTTAAATTCATTGATAAATCGCATGAACGCAGACACAGAGAAGCAGATGAAGAGAGCGGCAACTATCCAACTATAATCAAAGAGCAGTCCATTACTGAACGCTTTGACTCCATAAAATACAGGAGCGATCATTAAAGCGATAGACAGTCCAGCACAAACCAAGTAGTTTAACCAGATGAACGCAACAACAACGATTAACGCTGCCACTAAACCATAAAGAATCTCGTAAGTGTTAAACTCTGATGGTCTTTCTAATCTTGAGTCATCTAAAAGCATTTGTGCCGCAAACAAAGGAATTTCGTAACCGTTCTTAATGTTCACTGATGTTGCAACAGTGTTGGAAAGACCTTCTGCTGTTGGTGCAATCATGACGATCTTACCTTTAACCTCAGACCAATCTTGTTTGGTGAACGAAAAAGAATCAAAAGTGTATTTAAAGTTTAACCAAACGCGCCCATTTTCGTCAGTTTTAATTGTTTTAAATTTAGGAATACGAACAGCAGATATGCCAGCTTGATTAACTTTTGCTTGGTAACTTGGATCGTTAGAAGCTACGCGCAAAATTTCTAATGGCAGTGTTGGGTAAAACTCTTTGTCCACTTGAACGATCAGCGGCAATCTTCTTACTACGCCATCAACTTCAGGCGCAGTTAAAAGCATACCAACGCCAGCAGCAGATTCGCCAAGTTCTTTCGTCGGCCCAATCGCCGCAGGATAATCAAATAACCAATCATTGATACCGCTACCAACAACAGCAACTCCTCTTGGCACAGGCGAGCCTTTTCCTTTATTTGCCGCAGACTGACTAATGATTACAGGATATTTACCAAAGGTTTCTTTTAACGCAGAGTCTCCATTGAATCTGTCGTTCTCAGCAAAGATGATTGGCAACACAACAATCTCCGCGCCGTTATCAAACGCTTTTATTATTGCGTCAGCTAAGATTTGTCTTGGGAAAGGCCATTGACCATGCTTCTCAAGAGTTTTCTCGTCTATCTCAATAACTACAACGCTTTCGCTTTTTACTTTCTCTTGAGTGATTTGATAGTAGTCTAACGTTTTTAGCCTCGCAGTCTCAATGAAAAATGGGTCTTTAACTCTTAAAGCTACTAAACAAATCAAAACTAACAGCGAAGCTATTGCAGTATAGATTTTATATTTCTTCATCTCTGAGTAATGTAAACTTTACTTTTTTCGCCGTAGTTTAAAACGTAAGCCTGACCATTAACTGTAACAGTAGAATTAGCGTCGTATTTGGTGGTAAATTTGATTACACCTTTATCAGTAGATAGAGATAATGAAGCATACTTTCCATCAGTAGTGAATCCGTTGTTAACGGTGGTTGTTCCTGATGTTATATTATTTGTCTGAATTGGATTCGTGATTGAAGGAACTATAACTTTAGGAACTTCTTGAACTGTTGCAATATTTGCCACGGTTGCAGGAGCTTCGACTTTTGGAGCTTCAACTGTTGGAGCTTCTATTTTAGCGTCCAATTTTATTTGAGCAACTTCTATTTCTTGTTTAGGTGGAGGCGGAGCATCTGTTGTTGTGCTTGCGGCTTCTGTTACCGATTCAGCAGTAGTTTGTTGTGCTACTTGAGTTTTGGTATCTCCAGTTTTCTTATTTGATTTATCGTCTTTCTTGTCTTCGACTTTATCTTTTTCAGACGAAACTTTTTTTGTTTCTTTACTATTCTTTGTGATAGATTTATTACTCTCTACAAGAAGATTATTATTGATCTTAGATTCATCAGTTAAATCAAGAATAACTGGCGATGTTGGATTAGAAAAAGCAGAAGCGACGAACGTAGCTTGATAAGCTTGATTCAACACAACTGTACCACTAGAGTTGGTAACTTCAATGGAGCCTACAACTGGAGGCAAGCCAGTTAACGCTGGAAGCGACGGCAAAAGAACAATTAAACTTTTACCGTCTTCTCCTACGCTCATTGAGAAATCAGTTCCTCTTACTGATACAACAGCGGTTGGAGTTTTAATCTTTACGTTTTCTTTGCTATTCTTGGCAATCAATCCAGAAGTATATCTAATGGTTCCTGATGCGGCTTTGATAGACAAAGAACCTTTGCCGCTTGATGGATCGTAAACGAATTCATCAATTTTAAGTTTAGAAAACTCTGTGATCTGAAGTCTTGTGTCATCCACAAAGGAAATGCCAACGCGAGATTGAAGCGTTTCGATTGTGTCGAACATCTCAATCCCAACGTTGGCTTTACCCTCGATCTTATCCTTATCTCTGGTAATTTGAGTTGGCCCAGTAGCCTCTGTTATTTTACCAGATGAACCAAAAAGAGATAAAGCCGTTAATAAAAATATAACGGCAATTCTCACGTTATGGAATAGGAATTAAAGCAGCGGCGGTTGTGCTTTGCTGAATAGAAACTGTATTGAAGCTACCAGTCAAATTGTAGGTCAAGGTTTGTTTTTCTGAACCTGCTTGCTGGAAGTTCATTGTGTTTGAGCTTCCTAAGACAGTTACAATTTGGCTATGACCGCTGCCAGCAGCGTTTCCACCGGGGTTGCCGTATTGAGTTGTAGTTAATAAATTGCTGGAACCAGTGATGAGATAATCTAATTTATTATATTTACCATCGTCGATTCCAACTTTCATTACGTTGCTGTTACCAGTAACGACGAATTTAACATCGCCATCAACAGTAGTAGCTTTGTCGGTACTACCAACAGTAGCTTCTTTATTAAGCAAGAATGTATTTGAGTTACCAGTAAAGGTTAAGTCAATATCATTATTTGCTCCATTTGTGAACATCTTTAGGTTATTGCTATTACCAGTAGTAATAGATTTTAGGGTCAAGTTGTTGCCGATCATAGAGAAGTTAGCTTCGTTATCGTCTCCAACTTGTCTCATCTCGAAAGTGAGATTGTCGGATGTTATTTCGCTGGGAATTCCAGACGAACCAATTTTATTAACGCTACCAGTTTGAACAAGAGTTGTTGTACCAGTAGTGGTGATTTGGTTAATGTATATTTGATTCTGCCCAAAGCAAAGGGCTGATAAAAATACATACAGGGCTAATAGTTTGATTTTCATTGTTTTTGAGGGGTTTTATATTTCCAGAATCCCGATTTCTGTCCTTGATCTACTATCTCTATCACTGCTTGTTCAATAGCACTTCTAACAGCTATCGTATTTGGTTCGTTGGCAGTTAATCCAAGTTCAGCTTCCACAGGAGTTACGCCGTGTTCGTAGAATTTGAATAGATTGCCTGAAACCGCGACACTAGAAATTGTTTTAGTTACAGCTACACTAAGTAGTATCTCACCTGTTTGTACGCTAACGAAACGAAGTGATACTGTAACAACGTCTTTGCGATATTGAGCACTAGACGATATGCCAAGAACGCTTGCACCAGCGCCACCAGTAATTATGTTGGTGTCGTAGCCGATGATACCACCTTCTGCAATGATGCCAGCAAACAGCATAGGAGAGAGCTTTTCAGCGTCTCTGCCTTGAAAGGTTTCTCTCGTTTGGTTGATTAGCTGCCGTTCTCTAATGATATTGTCTAAACTGGTGCGTTCTAACACCTGAAACCATTGACCGCTGCCAGCAACGCGCAAAGCGTCTATAAGCCAGCTTTCCGCGCCTTGTGTGACTGCGGACGAAAAAGAGGCGTAGGAATCTACAGTTTTGCGTTGACCAGTCTTATCGACGAAAGAATAGACGGCAATGCTAATTCTAGGACTCTCTGGAGGCGGTAAATTACGCAACTGCTGCTCCAAAGGTGGAGCTTGCAGTTTAGGCTTCTCTAATATAGCAGGTTTTTGCGGAAAAGATGAGCAACCTACTAGGAAAAGAAGTAAGAATGGAGTTAACCATCTCATCCTTATCCACCTCCTGGTTTGAGGACTCCAACAGGAAGCTGAATTTGTGTAGAACTACCTGTTGCGGGGTCGTTGATATATAGCGTTACTAAATCGCCATTCTTCTGCCAAGTGACGGTTGCGCCACCTTGTAAATTAATAATACCAAACGTTTCGCCGTTTGAATTGAAAATCTGATCTGTAACTTGTGAGGCTAACTGGGAATAAATTCTTGCCTGTAAGTTATTTATGAAAGTATTAAGCGGAGTATTTGTAGCTTGAATCTTTTGTTGTTCAAGATCAGCTTTTAAGTTATCCTTAACAGCTTGCTTACGAGTTCTCGCTAAATTCTCTACAGTGAGAGCGTGTCCAGAAAAGTTAGCTCCGTTGAATACCGGAGACTTGAAGCCATGGACCATCTCGCTTCCATGCGAGCTGGAAATAAAAATAAATAAAATTAGAAAAAATGCCTTCTTCACTTATCATACTATTACACTTTTTTATCGGCTTCTTTGAATTGATAGAAGTAATCGTCGTTATCTAAAGCTAACCACTTGCCTTTACCTTCGCAAGTGAACTCTTTATCAAAGACTTTCCAATCTGGTTTCTCTAATTTTTTAGCGATAAAAGCGCCACCATCTCTCCAAACAACTCTATTATTTGGCTGAAAGAATAATTGATTACATTCTTTACCTGTTGAGTCTTGAAGACCCCAAATAAGATGGCCGCATTTGTGTCCTCCAGCCATTTCAGAATAGCCAAACGCAGCATCAGGATTATCGTGCCAGTCTATCGTGAATAAGTATTTGCCTTTAACCCATTCGTGATTCTTGAGTTGAACTTCTACTGATGCGTTCTTATGGTATTCGTATCTCGTTACGGACAAGACGTTTGAATAACAATCCCAAAGCTGCAACCAATCTAAAGGATAGTTAGAGTGTTTAGGATCTAGGGTTAGATAATGAATAGGAACTCTATCATGTCTAGAACCATACTCTGTCATTATTTGAAATGTAAGACAGCGACGAGTTAATGAGGTAACTCCGAAAACTTCACACGAAATATATTCTTTTTCAGTTTTAGTATGATTATAAAGAAAGTCGCTGCTTAAATAAGCATGAAAAACAGGAATATTCGCATTTAAGTATGGCATTACTTAACTTTACGTTTTTTAATTGGCTTTTTGACTTCTTTATTCTTATTTTTAATAAAATCTTTCATGTCTTCCAGCTTCATAATATCTAAATTAGTGGTAATATGATTATAGAATTCAGGGAAACATTCTTTGAACAGCTTAAGATTAATAACTGTTGATTCCATAGATGGTCTGGAAAAGGAAGAGTAAAGAGCTTTAACCGCTAGTTCATCGCCTTGTATAACTGCTTCGCGCAATTCTGGGCATAGGAAAAGGCCAAGGAAGCAATCTTTAAAGCTATTGACTAACATCCCAATAGATAATTCAAATTGTTTTTGATTTACGAAAAATGTTTCGACTGGGATATTCCAGCTAACCATTGTATCATCGCCATAATCAATACTAATCTTAAGAGCTTTCTCTTTTATCTTGGACCAAATAACCTCACCAAGATAAGGCTGGCAAACAGCGAAAAATCCAGATAGTCTTTCTCTAATGTCCGCATCAATCTCTGAATCAAATTGAGTGTTGACTGCGATCTTAGTTAGATCAATAATAGCCTCTTTAAAGTTTTTACGATTAACTTTCTTTTTCAAAACAGATTCAAAATCTTTTTTTACTTTAGAAAATTCTGTAAACAAAATTGTTTCTTGTTCTTCGTAAGTCATCATTGTATTTCCTCCAGAGCAGATAGTGTTTCTGGGTCGATTTTCGCGCTCCAATTATTTGTGAAGTCCCAATACTCTAATCTTTGATCAAACAAGTCTTTTGACTTAGAGAAAACATTAAGAATGTCTCCAGAGAAAAGAGGAAGAACAGTTTGAGAGTTCTCTTTGTAATTGAAACACAGAAGAGGACAAGTCTTCGTTACAAGATATCTACTCATTAGCTTTTCCATCCAGAATCAGGTTGCTGAAAAGAGTGAAGTGTAATCATGCAGTCGCAAACATAATCTTGTGTTGCGAGCCAACCGAGAACTCGCAACTTTTCAAGCCCAAAGCCAATGTTCTTCACTTCCATTTCAAATCTTCTTGGAGTTTCGATTGGAAGACCTTCTTCAGAAAGTGTGATAAGAAGCATAAGCTTTTTATCGTCGAGATCATTTGTGGAAATGATCGAAGCTTTGTAAGGGGTAAGCTCCTGAATGTTAAGATGCTTGCGCGACTTTTCAGTCAAAGCAAATGTGATTTCGTATTTCATTTTAAAAAGTTTTTAATTTTTTGAATAGCGTCAGATTTTTCGGCGAAAGCTTGAGCAACGAATTGCTTTTGATGCTTTAGCTCTTCCTCGTAATTGAGAGAAGAAACATAAGTTGTCAAGCCTTTTGACAATCTTTTTTCGTCAACTAATACATTTGGAGATAAATTATATCCGCAGTTCTTGATTGTGTTTTCGCATCCAGCGTCAAACAGCATTACAACGTCGCTCATTAAAGCTTCGTAAAAACGATTAGCCAAGAACGCATAGTTGTTGTGAGTGTGCAAATCTTCAATGTAGATTGAGTATTTATATTTGCGTAAATCCTCTTCGTTCTTCTTCCAAGATAACTTTTCAACATAAGCACATTTGCAGTTGATCGCTTGGAATTTCTTGACGTTCTTTGGTGAACAAGAAAGAGAAACGCCTTCTGTTAAGAACTTCTCAAAAGAAACTTGGCGATGCTTGCGGTAAGTGCCGTAGTAAATGATACCGTCTTTATCAGCAGGATTTGTAGGATTGCGCGTATCCATAATCAAAGAATTGAGATTCACAGTGAGCCACTCAACGATAAAGTCGTTCAGCTTTTTGCCCGCAATGTTCTTGTTGAGAATCCAGTGGCGATAACCGCTACGAGGATTATTGCAGATCATATCATACTTTAATCCATGATTGATTACGCCATAGCGAAGAAGCTGATTGTCTTCAATGTCATGATCGTTAACGAGCCAAACGTATCTCGCGTTTGGATTCTTCGTCAGAATCTCGCGGTAAGGAACATGAGGCATATACGGTGACGCATACGCGCAAATGATTACGTCGTACTGGTTGGCTAAGATTTGTGGCAATTTGTATTCGCCATCCAATAGGTCTGCGCCGAGTGCCTCGGCCAGAATCAAGCTGTTACGGCAATGAACGATTGATGTATCGTCAAACTCATTTGACAGCGGCTTTCTCTTGCTTGTGCTTTCGATGATTAAGATTTTCATTAAATTTTGTGAATTCGCCTTGTTCGTTTGAGTAATAAATTTCTTTGAAAATTACATCGCCCAAAAGCTTTTGGCAGTGTTTGCAAGGTTTACCCATAGCTATTTTTTCGTTTCTGTCAATACGAAATGTAACTAAAGTATTTTTCGAGTGATCGACCTTGCCAGATTTAATGACGGCGCACGCTTCGGCATGGATGCCGCTTCCTTCAAAGTAACCGTACTTTCTGTTTATCGGGTGAGACTTGTTTGAGTTTCTCCCAATGGAAACGACACGATTCTTGTGCAGTATAAAAGCAAAATGACGACACCGGATTCCAGTGTCGTCATAGATAATTAGATTTTTTGCTAGGTTTACGAGACGCTCAAACTTCATTAGAAGTTATATCTAATGCGGACTTCGCCGCCTGTGTCAAGGAATTTTTGCGGTAATTTAGAATTCAACCGCTTTCCATTGCTGCCTTCAAACTTGAGCTTAACATCAAGCTTCTTAATCGTGATCTTAGAACCAACTTCAAAAGTGTCCATGTTTTGACCTTTGTTAAAGGAATTAACGTATTGACGACCTTTGCCAACTTCGGCATAAACCCAAGGATAAGCTACGCCAACGCGAGCTTCATGGGAATATGTTTGGGTATTCCAGTTAGTAGCGGAGGTGTTATTCTTGGACTCCAGATAAAATGGGATACCAGCGTGAGCTTTGGTAGCCAAAAGAGCTAGAGTTAACGAAACGATGAATAGTTTAATTTTGTTCATAATCATTATAATTATTACATTAACTTTAGCTTTTTCTATAAATAAGTTTTAAATACGAATCATTATCATCTGCTATTTCATTGAAACCGTAAGTATTTAAAAATTTAACGTAAATGGCATATCTTTTACGACTTTTCATTACTTTTGCTGCAATTTCTTTATATTTCAGTTCTTCTATCTTGTCTTTAAATCCTTGTTGCATTTCTGAGGTTTGGATTATTCTACTATCTACGAATACATGAACGATTTCGGCAGATACGCTTGTTATTGGGGCGATTATAAAAGCGGCAAAAACTCTATCTTTTATGTCCCTGAAAACAAAAGAGCTGATGGTATTTTTTTGAAGAATAGTGCCAATTTCCCTGAAAAACAAAGAAGGAGCTACTGTTGAAGTAACTCCAAATTTAGATTGCGCTGATATAGCGAGCTTTAGAACTTCTGGAATGTCGTTTAAATACATTCTAGTTATTTTGAAAGAGTCTATTTTTATATGGTTTTTCTGACTCATGGGTGTAATATAATCTAAAGGTAAAAGGAAATGTCAAGGGATTCTAATCATAAAGTCAATACTGCTCTATTCTCGCTGGAACCATCCGCGCTGTTAGAGTTTTTTGTCATTTACTATGATTACGTTAACTTTCCTGACGAAAAGCTTTACATTCATGGCGGCACTAATGGAATAGAAGGTTCTGTTTATTGGCAAGGCGAAGAGTATGCGCCGTTTCCGATTCAAAGCTCTGGATTTGAGAGCAAAGGTGATGGCTCGCTTCCAAGACCGAAATTAGCAGTTTCTAACCAAGATTTTTTCGTATCTAACTTAATCAGAAGATATAGCAACTTAGTTGGCGCAAAAGTAATCAGAAAGCGTACTTTTGTTAAATTTCTAGACGATAAAAACTTTTCGCCAACAGCGGCTAAACCTCTTGGAGCTAATCCTTATGGTAGCGCAGATCCAAAAGCTGGCTTAGAAGATCAAGTATTCTTTATTTTAAGACGGTCTAGCGAAAGCAAAGCTGTTGTAGAATTTGAGTTAGCTTCGCCGCTTGAACTTGATGGAGTAAATTTCCCAAAAAGAATTGTAATGTCTCGTTATTGTTCTTTTCATTACAGAGGAAATGGATGTCGTTACATGGGTGCGCCTGTTGCTGATGAAAATGATTTAAAGCTTTCTGTAGCAACTGATTTTAGAGCTGGTCTTTTAAAAAGAGTTTATACAACTACTGGAAGTCCAGCTTCGCCAGTAAGTTCTTCTGAGTTTACTTCTAAAATTGCAGCCGCCACATTTTCTTCCGAATCTGTAGTTAGTTCTGTAACCGTAACTAATGATACGTATGTATTCACCGAATTTCTCGGATACTTTAAAGTAGATAAAGGACAAGCTGGAAGTTATTCTCTTGGAGTTGATCCTGACGATGCTGCTGAATTGTTTATTGATGGCGATGTAATTGCTGGAGATTATGGTAGTGGCCCACAAAATACAACTGCTCCACAAGAAGAAGGAACTATTTTCTTAAAAGAAGGTTATCATAGAGTTTTAATTAGATGGTATAATCAAGGAGGTGGTGGAGCTTTAACTATTTACTATAAACCGCCAGCGGTTACATCATGGGCAGCTGTTCCTGTTTCTAGATACTATTATGATGTAGATGAAGCTTCAACTTTAACAAGCTCTCAAAGATTTGGAACAGATTCCGCAATCTCTAAATATATCGGAATTAATGAATCAAGTTTTGGTCTATTAGTGAACAAAGATAAATGGATTAGTAACTACAATTATAAAGTTGGCGATTACGTATATCGTGAAAATCATAATATCAAAGTAACTAAATCTGATATTAACGCCGTTCCGAATTGGGAGCCGATTCATAAAGTGTTTGTTTGCGCCAAAAACCATACATCAACCAGTACAAAAGATCCTTATTTCAATAAAGAATATTGGATTCCTGATCAGTGTTCCAAGAGTATTAAAGGCTGCAAGTTGAGATTTGGAAATCAAGATGGACTACCTTTTGGCGGATTCCCCGGTACAGAAGAGTACGGTATGTCTCAACAATAACATGAAATCTATTATTGATCACGCAGCTACATCAAGTGTTGAGGTTTGCGGTTTCGTGCGTATTGAAAACGGAGAAATCAAAACTGAACCAGCAAAAAATATCGCTGTGTACGAAAACGACGTATTTGAGATTCATCCTTTAGAAGTTATCAAGCAAATCAAAAGCGGAAAGCTTGCTGCGATTTACCATACTCATCCAAAGACAGAAGAAGAAGAATCAAAGTTTGACCGATTTAATTGCGAAAATTCATGTATTCCTTATTTAATTTATAGCAAACAAACAGAAAAATTTAATCTTATCATTCCAAAGGTTCCTCATGTAAACAAAGAGTATATAGAGATACTCAAAAAATACTATGACTAACGTATATTTACATGGAGAGTTGCGTAATTTATTTGGAGAATGTTTTAAATTAAACATTAGTTCTCCAAAAGAAGTATTTTCGGCTATTAATGCTAATAAAAAAACTTTCGCTAATACTGTTAAAAAATTAGCTATCAAAGGAGTATTATATAGAATTGTTATAGACGATGAAGTATTAAGCAATCCTAAAGAGTTAGATGTTCAAAAAGCTCCAAAAGAAATGCACATCGTTCCTGTTGTTTGGGGAGCTGGAGGTAATTCAGGAGGTATATTGATGTTAGCCGCTGGCGTAGCCCTTGTAGCTATAACTGCTGGCGCTGCTGCTCCTGCTTTAGCTGGGGCAATGGGATTATCCGTAACAGCTGGAAGTGCGGCAGCTACAGCTGGAGCTGCGGTTGGGTCGTTGACCGCTTTAGGATCTGTTGTGGCCAGTGTAGGCGTTAGTTTAGCCATTCAAGGAGCTATGTCTCTTTTATTCCCTCAGCCCAAACCAGACTTTAATCAAGAAGTAGCTGCTGGCGGCAAATCTTATCTTTTCGGTAACAAGCCTAGCAACGTATCACAAGGACAAGCTGTTCCTGTTGGATACGGAAGATTGTTAATAGGCTCATCTCAAATTAGTGCAGCCACAAACCACTATCCATTAGCCACAGATATTAAACAGTTAATGACTCCTGCTGATAAACCAATCAATGATTATATCGAATTAATTTCAGAAGATGAAGCTCCATCTCCTTACGGATTAAATGCGGATGGATTCTCTACTAATCAATCAGCAAATGATTCTGAAAGCGAAACTTTCTCAAACATCAATATATTAAATTCTTATATAAATGTTATTACAAGTTCAGCGGGAAAAGTTGCTACAGATCCAGTTGAAGTTGTAGTCACAACAAACGGAGAAACTGTATCTAATCCTGATTTATCTACATATAATCCTGATATTGTTTACGATTGGAAAGAGTTGTCGGCAACAAAGAAAGGAGCTGTCGCAATAGAAACTGCGTTCTCGTTTCAAAATGGTTTAGCTTATAGATCATATGATCCAAACAAATTTGAACTAAAAACTAAATCGACAAACTCAATAAACACTGCTGCTAATTATTTTGTACAATATCCGACGAACACTTTAGTAACATGGGGTCCAACAGAATTCGCTAATTTAAATTTTCCAACATTCGACTCTTCTTATAAATTTGTACGAAAAGAAATTACAAAATATCTTCAAACCAGTGATATAACAGCGGCGGCGAGATCAACTTTAACCGTCACGATTACAACGAAAACAGATCATGGTTTTACTGTTGGAAACGTTGTAGATATATCTGGGTTAACTGGAACTACAAACGCTAACGGATTAAAAACAATAAAAACAACTGCAACGTCAAATACATTTACTTATGATTTAGTTAGCGGAACCTCTACAGAAACATATACGGTAACAAATTATCCAAAAGCTATTTTAACACGTTATTTTGTAGCGACTCAATCAGGATATTCTCCTAAAAAAATCACCGCCGCATCAAGAAATTTAGCTACTGTAACAGTAACAAGCTCATCTCACGGATTAAGCGTAGGCAACGTTGTTATTATTGAAGGCTTAACTGGAACAGTTTATCCAAGTGGAACAAGAACGATTACAGAAGTAACAACAGATACATTTAAGTTCGTGATAACTGGCGCAATTTCAACAGAAACTTACACAGTTGCCACAACAGCAAACGCTTTAAGAGAGGCTCAACCGTTTCCAATAGTAGATAATGCGGTTAACACTTCTTTTTGGGCAGAAATAACACCACCAACTCTTCAGTCAACGTTCAAAGCACTAAAAACTAATACTGGAGTTATCCCAAATTTAGCAGCTTTAGGGGGCGATTGGGCTTCTGCTTGGTTAGAGGTCGCAGGGCCAACCACTTCTCCAGCAAATAAAACGGATTTTGATTCGCTAATTGATAATTTCCCAGCATATACTGTTCAAGGCGTTTATAATCAAGAATTAAACATGACTAACCTAAGAACGATAACAAGTTCAACTCTTGATAGAAATTCTTTAGATAATTACGCAATGGAATTTTACGGCTACTTGTATGTAGAGATAGACAAAACAAAAGTTATCAATTCTTATGATGCTCAACAAGGAATTACTTACGAAATCATAAAGATAGGAGATACTGGACAATGGGCTGAATTAGGATTAACTGGAGTTGGAGGAGCGGCCATAATGCCAGAATTGGGAATGACATTTACTAAAAATGCAACTGTTCCATCTTCTTTAGGAAATGGGAAAATATATCCAGTCAATAAATATTCATTTAAAATAGACTCAGATGACGCTGCCGATCTTTATATTGATGGTCAGCTAGCAAGTTCTTTTTACGGAAATCATGGATTTGGTATGCAGTTAGTTCCGCCTCCAGCAATAACTGATTTAAATTCGACAACTCAAGAAATTACTCTTACTCTTGGTTATCACCGCTTGTACGCAAGATTTCAAGACGGTATTGGTTCGGATGGTATTAGTTTGTATAGCAAATCAAAATTGGACGGCGGATCTTATTCTTCTTACGCATTAATTGCAAAGGATAAATTGTTTTATTCTGTTTTAAATGATTTGAATGTTTCTAAATCAACGAAGTTTAGAAGTAAGGCTCTACCCATTGCAGCGTCAGCTATGAAAGTCGGAAGAAAATACAAGATTATTACTTCTGGTACAACAAATTGGACAGCTATTGGCGCTCCATCTTCTTCGGTTGGCACCGTATTCTTTAAAACAGCAGGCGCTCTAACTGGATCTGATGGTTTTGTTTTTGAAGATTTATTAAGTTACGCGCAACAAACTTCCGCTACTTCTAATCGGTTGGTTCGGTTTGTATCTCAAAGACCACAAGCTTCAAAATCAGGACTTTCTGTATATAATTCTCAATGGCAATGCTCTGCAAAAATAGGAGCTTTGGAATTAAAATCAGCGCCAGTAAAAATTTCTATAACATTTAACGAAACACTTGCAAATACATCTGCAAGAGGAGCAATAGATCCAACGTTATCTTATAATGATCCAGCTATAAAACAAGAGAAATAAGATGAAAATATTAAATCCATTAAGATTTATAAAAGGAGCTGGAGGCAGTAAACCTCCTGTACCTGCTCTTGTCCCACCTCCTTCTAATCAAAACTTAAAAAAATCAATTTCTATATACGAATGTGTAGATTTGATTTGTGAAGGGCCAATTTATGGGCTAGTTGATCAGTTTGGTAAAAAGGTTTATGGCTTGGATATGTTGAAAGGTATATATCTTAACGGAAATGCCGTAATGAATTATAAAGGCGAATACAATTACAGAAATGTAATGATGGAGATTAATTTTGGCACCGAAAATCAAAAACCATTGGTTAATTTTAAAAATGTTCATATCGCAAAACCAGTTAATTTTAAATTACTTGGACCAATAACTACTGAACAAGATATAAGAGCGAATCCAAACGGAGGAGAAGCAAGAAACTTTACAAAATGGGCTATAAATTCAGAAGGTTGGCCAAGTCAAACTCAAGAACCTTATTTATTTATTCATAAAATTAAAAACAGAGACGTTAAAAAACTAAAAGTAAGTTTAATTGTAGAGTCTTTGATGGATACAGTTGACCAAGGAAAAGGAGCAGGGCTAGCTGGAGAAATGGGTATGAGTAAATCATCAAGTTTAGATTTGATCTTTAAATGGGGAGTAGAAGGAAGCTCTGTTTATTCTTCAAAACGAATTCCAATTTCAGGATTAGTTCAAAGCCCTTGGGCTTATATGATTGGAAATGGAAGCACAAGTTATACTCAAGCACCTTCAACTTCTACCGTTACAACAAACTCTTCTAGTCCTTTGGCAAATAGAAACAACGGAGTAACTGTGGCGATGAACGCATCAACTACTCCAACTAGCGAAACCAAAACTTTTAACAATGCTGCGGAAAATATCTCGGCTGATTAAGATTATACCAATGCCTATCATAAGAACATCCCAAGAAGATAAAGCGTTAAAAATTAAACCTAGAAATTATTCTAGCGTATTGTCGTTGATAAATTTTTTAACTAAACGCAAGATGGTCGATTACACTCCTAAAGCAGTAGTTAGATTAAATTATACCGCTAGTTCAATTGGAACTGGCGCTGGAACATCTAAAATATTTAACGCTTTATACAACAGCTCAGGTACAGCTAGCGCAAGCTATGTAAAAGGTGAGGCAATAACAATTAGCGGTACTGCGACATATTTACTATCGGACGGAACCAATAACACAATAACACCAGCTATTAAAATAGTGGCACAAATAGATGTATCTAGAACAACTTCGACATATCCAGCTTACCAAGTAGAAGCTACAGCGGCTCAGGTACAGTCAAATGGTGTATTTAGTTTCACAATTCCAGCAGAAATTACATCTAAACTGGCAGTTGGAAGTCATTCTATTTATGTAAACGCAACTTCGCCAGACAACGCTATGGTGGTTTTAACCGCCACTGGTGGAAACGCAACAAATAACATTAGAACATTTGCAATAACAGCGCAATAAAATATAATAATTTATGTCAGACGACCCAAACGAACCTAATAATCAAGGCGGAGCAAATGGACCAGTTGATCCAGTATCAGTATCTATAGCTGCTGATAATGAAGAAATTGTATTGCCTGATTCGTTTAATGGCAGAGATAGATATTTAACTATCGAGAAGATAACGCCAGAAACTATTTCCCCACTAGTTAAAAGAGATCTTAGCGTAGAGTCAGTTATTGAGATTGTCGATAGAAGTTTCTCGTATCCAATGACAGCTCACGCTGGATTAAAATTTGATTCAAGAACGTTCTCTAGTCCTCCTAAAAGAGAATATGATGTAAAGATGAAGAAAGTAAAGATTCCTTCTAATTACTATCCTTTAGGCGGTAACGGTTTGGACCGTCGTTATGTTTACGCTAATCCAGATTATGATGGAAATCCAAATGATTTAGATGTTATCTTTATGGTAGATCAAAATATGGATTTTGCTACACGTTCTCTTTTAAGTAGAAACTTGAAAGATATGATCGCAAAAATCATTTCTGGCTACAAGTATGTAAGATTTTCTATTTGGGAAACAAAAGCGAGTGGTTCTTATGTAATCAACGAATCAACAGGAGATTCGGTATCATATTTTGGAGCTTATGGCGGAGACGAAACCTTTACAGAAGTTGAAACACCAGATTCTACAGGAGCTAATCAAACCAATTTATATAAGAAGCTTTATGATGCTTTAGATTTTTCTAAAAAAATTACAGTTGCTAGCGAAAATATTGCGGAAACCGTTATCGCAAATTTCTTTTTAAGAAAGAGTCAGTTCAGTATTAGCGATCAAGTAGGAAAAGCTTCTGAAGCTAATGTTACAAAACATCTTTGGACAAATACAGTAAGAAAAGTAGTTTATTTTTCTGGAACAGTTCCAGAAGTAATGTCTCCTGAAACGTATGATACTTTATTATCTCACGCAAGAGAAAACTGCATTAACTTTTATTATTTACATAGCGATCAAAATTTCAGTGGAACGAGAACGTTAAGAGAATTATCGGAAGACACTGGCGGCGGAAAATTCTGCATGATTAATGACGCTGATTCTAAATTAAGTCAGTTTTGTGATTCTAATTTCTACGATAGCAATAAAATTTACTATGGTAATTGGGACGGAACATTTAAGATTGGTTGGACAGATAATCCTGCTTGGGTTTTATATGACATCATTACTGATCCTAATTATGGTTTAGGTAATTATATTGATTCGTCTTCTGTTGATAAGTGGAACCTTTACGATATTGGTCGTTACTGCGATGCTGTTGATGATGATGGAAGATTTAAAGGTGTGCCAGATGGTCAAGGTGGATTGGAACCGAGATATACTTGTAATATCATCTTCTATAACAAAGATCAAGCTTATAATATTCTAAAAGATATTGCCGCAATCTTTAAAGGGATTGTATTTTGGAACACAGAAGGATTCTCATTCTTTGTTGATAGACCAAAAGAACAGTTAATGAATTTCAGCAACTCGTCTGTTAAGGACGGAGTATTTAACTATACAGAAACAGCAAGAAATATGCGTTACACTTCTGTTGAAGTGACTTATAACGATAGATACGATTCTTACAAAACAAAAATCGAATACATTGAAGATACTGATGGTATCAGAAAATATGGTTTAAATCCATTTAAAATCAACGCCGCTGGTTGCACTTCTAGATCAGAAGCAAAGAGAATTGGCAGATACGTCATTAGCACCTCTATATTTGAGGTTGATACGGTTAGCTTTGTTGGAGGCTTGGAAGCGGCTTATCTTCAGCCCGGCGACTTGTTCACCGTAAGCGACGAGATTAGAAACGTTGCGAGAACATTCGGGCGTATCTTGGAGGTTGATGCTAATGCTTCGACAATCAAAGTTGATGGCGAGTTTAAAGACGGTTTGGATTCTGGAATCTATGTTCACATTCCATCTGGAAATTACGCTGTTTCAGACTTGAACGCTTTGACAGGTGCAGATGGAGGATTCACAGGTACGCTTGAACAAATTAGAGCAAGACGCCAAACTCAAGTGAAGAAGCTTAATATATCTGGCTATAATAATGCTGGATATGGTTCTGTAATTACTGTTACAGGAGAATTCTTATTGAAGTCTGCAATCGTTGACGTTCACGCAATCGAAGAAAGAATATCGGGATCGCCAACTCAAGGACAAACGGTTTTAAGTGGAATTCCTTATCAATTTCCAGCTAATACAATCGCTTCTGGAAATCCAAGATGGGATTCTTTAACATTCAGTAATATATCTGGCGTATTCTCTAGCTTAGAAATAGATATAGATACAGTTGGAGCAGCAACATATGGTCAAATTATTGACTCAGTAGGAACTTGGACTGGAGTTGTTTCTTATGGAATTGGCACAACAAGCGAAGTGACGGTTAATAATTCTTCAATAGCTACTGCCACTTCAGAAATTAGAGCGGTAAGATTAAGTTCTGCTGGAGCTTTAATTACTGGATCTGCAATATCTTCATTGAATGACTTATGGAGCCACGCAGTATTTACAGGAGCCTCTAACGGAGACGTTATCATTGTTCTTTCAAATGGATCACAAATTAGTAATTCATTTACTCCAAGCGCCACTTGGAATACTTACGCAGCAACAGAAGTATTTAAAATTGGAAAATCACATAACGGATCTTCTTCTGCTTTCGGATATTGCGCCGCTTTTATTAAAGGCGGAAGCAGAATTTTAGAAAGAGCATCCAAAACATTAAGCGATATTGGTAGTATCAAGTTTATATACAGAGACTTGCTAGCAATGAGTAAGCTCCAACCATACTATACAATAGTTCAAGCAGATATTGGTAATCAGCAACAATCTAGTTTTTCTGCTTGGAAGACTGGGACGAATTACAAAAGAGGAGTTTATGTTCAGGTAGATTCAAAACCATACTACGCAAAAGTAGATCATGTTTCATCTGCTAGTTTTACTGATGATTATTTATCAGCCACGCCCACTTTTTCAAAATGGTCGCTTGGAAGTAATTTAGGTTACTCTACAGTAGGATTTCCTAAAGACTTCTTTGGAAAAAACAAAGTTCTTGTTTCGACAGCTTTAACAACAGCTCATGTTGTTGACGCATTTAATTCTATTGGAATTGAAATGTACGAAGGACCGGGCGCTTTAGGTCAAACCGATCTTAGAAATCTAGCAGAAATTGATGGAATTGGTTACAGCGGATTAATTTACGGAACTGGTTATCCAATTGGATTCTATAATTTAGACTTGAGCACAAGTCCGCAAAACTTAAACTCATTAGAACCAGGCGGTCTTTATGTATTAAGCGGCTCTGGTGTTGAGCCTAAATTCTATAAGACAATCGCTACAAAAGAAGAAGAAGCTAATCTTTACGGTATTGTTGGACTAGAATATCATCCAAACAAAGAAGACTATGTAGAAAGAGAAATTGATGATACTTCATCTACTATCTATGTAAAATCACCTTACGATATTATTCTAAAACCAGAAGAGCCAACTAACCTGCTTTACAATGGTATTCACGGAGGAACAGGAATTTCTTTATCTTGGACCGCTTCAACAACTGATGTTGCTGATTTTACTGGATATAAAATATATGTTAGCAGACCAGATTATTCTACTACTCACGATTCAGCTTTGACTGAATTTTATTTCGTTCCGAAAACAGCGTTAAATACTGGTATTCCAATTAACGATATTTATGGTCAATACGATATTGATGTTTACACGCAAGGAAAAGCGCCATATAAATTCTTGTCTCGTTCTGCGGCTTCTAAAACATTCCACGTTCTTCCTAATTCTACTTTGGTAGTTAATAATAATGGAAGTCACGCAGTAGATCGAGTATTAGTCACTGGAATGAAAGTGGATACAGCTGACGTAAAGAGCTTAAGCTATAATGTTATTTGGTATCCAAGAGAAGATGATCCAGCTGAACCAGAAGAACTAGTTGGATATGGACAAGGTAACTTTACCTCTTCTGATGTTACTTTTAGATGGAAGTATATAGATCCAACAGGAGGAGTTATCTCTACTGTGGAAAAAATGCGAAACAATCCTTTTATGTCGTTCCCGCCGAATGTAAAAGTTGAAGTATTAGATAAAGGCGATAACGTTTTAGAAACCGTGGAAAATTATCAAGGGTTATCTTATAGAATTGACCAAGATGCTAATAAAAGATTAACAAGCAGAGAAACGGTTGACTATAAAAATGTGGCCCCAACAAGAAATCTTTCTTTAAGAGTGACAGTTAAAGGAGTAAATAACTTAGATAGTTACGGTAAATATAAATCTTTTAATGTATTGCCAGAATATACTAATATTCAAGTCATTGATTCTTTTCAAGATTCTCCTTATTACGTATTATCGGGATTCTTCGGAAACGTAGATGGAGTTAAACTAGCTGTATGGAATAGTGGTTACGATAACGTGATCACTGGCTCTGGAATTAGAGGAGCTGATTCGTTATTGATGAGGAGTGAAACAGGAGAAATAGCATACGAAAATATTGTAGAAGCGTTTAAATCTGCTGATGGATTTAACGGAGTAGCGGAAGGTTCTGTTAGAAACGTTAACGCAAGACCAGTTGGCGATGGTATCACGGTAAATTATAGAGGATCTGATCCAGATTATACTGCCTACGTAAATTACTACGAAGATTTGGCTAAATATTACGACAACAACGTTAATAAATCAACTTCAAAGGAAGTTTGGGGTCAAGAACATTACAGCCAATACGGACTTAATGAAGGCCGCGAATTATTTAAATTAAACGATGGAACATTTGGTGACGCTGACTTAACTCAAGTACCAAATAACAAAGTAGGATTCTCTGGATTACATATTACAGTATTTCCAGAAGCTGTTTCATATAACGAATTAGTATTTAACTGCTATTCTCCAACATCAAATAAAGATGTATATAAAGTAGATATATATAGTGGAGATACTGTTGGTTTTACGCCAGATACAACTGATTTCAAAAACCTCCACAAAGAACAAGGTCTTAATGAAACTAGAGCTTATTCAAATACCATCAGACTTTCAAGTTCAACTATCGAAAGAAAGAAATGGTACTATTTTAGATTCCAACCTTACGATGATTTTGGTAAAGGACAAATGTCTCCTGTCGTTAGCGGTTACTTAGAAGATAGGTCTGACAAAGCTCCAATTTCAAAACCTGTTGATTTCCGTTTGAATGGCGGCGCTGGTCAAAACGATGAGATTTTAGCGACTCAAATGGCTCAAGCCAGTAATAAAAATTTAAAATTCAAAATCGTTACTTTTGGAACTGATGTTAATTGGACTGCGTTAGGAGCTACCACCGTACTTATTGGAGCAGAATTTAAATACTCTGGAGCAGCTCACAGTGGAACAGGTGGAACTGTAAAAAGAGTGGAGGAAGTTGTAGCTTTAACAGAAAAAGAAACAGAATCTCTTTTAAGTATGAAAGCGCAAACAAAATCTACCGTAACAGTGCCAGAAGACATAGAAGAAGGTTCATCATACAACATGATGAACAACGGAAAAGAGGATATTTATATAAAAACATCCTCTGCTGCTGGTTCCGCTGGTGGCAAAACAATAACTATTCTCAAACCCGGTGAAAGAACCGAGATTATGAGAATAGGAGATGAATGGGTTGACTCAAGAGGCGATAATCTTTACTTAGATTAAAGATTCATCTGGAACACAGATTCGTCCATCTTGTTATCTACGCCTTTAACGTAGGACGAGATTTCTGTTTCTTGTGGAGCTACTTGAATCTTCTTGCTGTCGTAGAAGCTATCCAGCCATCCAGAAAGAGGATTGCTTTTAACGTTGTAGATTTTCTTGTAACCCATAGAAGTTAAGCGGCTGTCAGCGAGCCATTCAACATAGTTCTTGAGCGAATCAGATGTGAGTCCAATCAAGTTCCCGCGAGAGAAAAGATAGTCGGCCCATTCTTTTTCAGCATCTACTGCCATACGATATGCTTCGTAAACGCGATCTTCATTCTTCTTTACGATTTCTTGAAAGCCTTCTTTCGGGTTATCACGGAGAATCTTAAAGATATTTTGAGTAATAGCGACGTGGAGATTTTCATCTCTAGAGATCAAGTTGATGATCTTAGCGTTCCCTTCCATCTTGCCCCGATAACCGAAATAAAACGAGCAAGCAAACGAAACATAGAAAGTAAGACCTTCGGTGATTTGAGTAGCCAACAGAGCGTCAAAAATCTGTTGCTTTGGGTCTTCGCTCTTGGTATTCAAGAGAGCGTCGTAGCGGCTAGAAATAGCTTCTGCGCGCTTAACAATCTCCTTATCTTCTAAGATAGAGTCAAAGAACTTGGTCGCGTCTGGATGAACGTTTTGAAGAATATAAGTATAGCTGTTGCTGTGAACAGTTTCAAAGAAAGACCATACATTCATGCAGATTTCAAGTTCTGGATTGCTGACATAATCAGCGAGAGAATTGATGCTGCGAGAAAGCATAGAGTCCGTCATCGTTTGAAAACGGAGGTTGCTATCGAAGACAAAGCGTTCTTCTGGAGACAAATTCTTATAGTCAGCAGAATCTTTAGTCAGATTGATTTCTTGTGGACGCCAGAAGAAGTTCATCTGTTGATCATATAGATCATAGAACTTTGGATACTTCAAGCGGTCATAACGCTGAATAGCTAAATCTTCGCCAAGGAAGATCGGTTGTTTAAGAGAATCTGTGTTTACGGTGTTTAATACTGTTTTCATTTTTTTATAGGGTGCAAGCTCCACTGGAGCAGTTATCTACTTCTTCTGGTTGTGTTTCTGGCTCTACTTTTTTAACTTCGGTGGCTGAACCAAGCACAGTTTGTGTGTCACCATCGAATGTGTTTGTGTAATAAAGATTTTTGATGCCGTATTTGTAAGCGAGGAGAATATCACGAACAAGTTCTGTTTGCGGCGGAACTTTGTTTGGATAAGCTGCTGTATTATAATACAGGTTAGTTGACATACTCATATCAACGAACTTTTGAATTGCGGCGGCGACTTTAAGATAACCGTCATTGCTTGGCATTTCAGAAGCGATTGTGTAGTGCTGTTTATGCTCTTTAATATTTGGCACGACAACCGAAATAACTCCAGACTTAGAACGCTTGAACGAAATAAGAGAACGAGGAGGCTCAATACCATTTGTTGAAGACTGAATTACGGAGCTAGATTCAACAGGCATAATCGCCGTCAAAGTACTGTGACGCATACCGTGTTGGGCGATTTCTTTACGAAGACCTTCCCAATCGAAATGAAGTTTCTCCGTCACGAACTCATCGACGTTCTTGCAGTAAGTATCAATCGGCAAGATGCCTTGAGAGAATTTGGTCAGATGGAACTTCTCGCACTTACCTTTTTCTTTAGCGACTTCAACAGAGGCTTTGATAAGATTATAACTAACAGATTCCATAAGCGCGGCTACCTTATTAGGAGCTTGCTTATCAAAATACTTCATTTCGCGTTTAGCTAACCAAGCGGCCAAATTGGTTACACCAACACCAAGACTGCGACGTTTCTTGGCAAAGTTTTCGGCAGCAGGAACAAAGTAGTTTTGATGGTCGATCAATTCTTCAAGCATACGAACGATAACATCGCATACTGATTCCATTTCATCTTCCGAGATTTCCAGAAGATTAACGGCAGAAAGGATGCAGACGCCGATTTCGCCGTCTTTATCATTAACGTCTTTGATTGCAGTTAAAGGATGGTTAACTTCCAAGCAGAGGTTAGCAGTATCAACTTGTTCAGTCCAAGAACCATGAGAGTTAGCATGGTCAACATTCATTAAATAAATGCGGCCAGTTTCCACGCGCTCTTTAGAGAACAGGAAAAGAAGATCTCTGGCATTAACTACCTTTTTAAATTTAATTTTATTGTTCTTTTCGGCGGCTTCGTAAAGTTCTTTGAAACCTTCCATACCAAAGTTATTCCAAAGTTCAGGAACTTCATGATAAGAGAAAAGAGTTACAGTCTTATTAGACATGGCGCGATCATAGAACAAGCGATCAAAGCCAATGCAGTAATCAAGTTTGCGAACACGGTTATCATCAGTACCAGCATTGTTCTTGAGAACCATAATGTCTTCAATGTCGTGATGGAACCAAGCAACGTTAACCGTTGCAGAACCGCCACGGATGCCGTTTTGATGGCATGACTTAACAGTGGACTCAAACATCTTCAAGAACGGAATTGGGCCAGTATGACTGACCATGCCGCCTTTAACTGGGCTGTTTACGGCGCGAATACGGCTGATATTCATGCCAATGCCATATCGGTTGGCAGTAGCTAGGCCAACAGCGGTATTATTGCCAAAAATCGAATCTAATGTATCGTCAACAGTGAACAAAGCGCACGAAGCGTAAGACTTCAAAGTTGTGCGAACGCCCGCCATAATTGGCGTAGGAAGATTGATCTTGTGTTGGCTAAAGTAATTGTAGGCACGTTTAACGTACTGGAGTCTGTTTGAGCTATAATTCTTAAACAGAGTCATAGCAATCAGCATATAAGCAAATTGCGGTGTTTCGTAGATTTTCTTCGTAGTGCGGTTTTGAACTAAGTATTTCTCGCACAACTGTTTAATACCAGCATAAGTGAACGAAAAATCACGGTCATGTTTTAAATACTCGTCGATCTTATGGAACTCTCTTTCATCGTACCACTTAAGAATCTCAGCATCATAAATGCCCGAATTAATGTTTTCCTTTACGAAATCAATAAGTTTTGGCGCGTTTCTGCCGCCCCAAACTTCTTTACGAAGCTGATAGTTTTGCAAACGAGAAGCAACGTATTGATACTGAGGCTTTTCCTCGGAAATAAGATTAGCGGCAGATTCGATCAAAGTATTGTGAACATCTTTGGAAGATATTCCGTCAAAGAAAGATAGGTTTGCATTGATGCCAACTTCCTCAAAAGAAGTATTGCTAATACCCTCGCAAGCCCAAGCTAAAACTTTATTGATTTTGTCAGCATCGAATTTTTCAACTTCGCCGCTTCTTTTCTTTACATTCATTAATTTTTTCATATTGAAACCAAAATAGGTAAGATAATTTACAGGTTAAACAGACGTTAATATCGAACAAACTTCTTTAAGAAACTATTTGTAGTTCTTAACGAAATTGAGTGTATCCACATTGAATCCGTTGTTCATATAAAACATCTGGACTCTAGGATCACCGCCATGACTAATGTAGGAGCAGTTTAAGAAGTCAAGGCTTTTTTCTTGAATAAATTCTTCTACGGCAGAAATTACCTTAATGCCGTCGAGAGAAGACTTTCCGCAAGTAACCCAAATGATTTCTTGCACACCTTTCCTACCGCTAACCCAATCAGAGCTAACTATGCCAGCAAAGATTGAGTTGGGTTTTCCGTCTCTAAAATAAACAAAGAAAACAGCGTCATCCTTGAGGGTGAGCAAAGCGGTAACTAGTCTATCTTTTAGGTAGTCTAAATTCCACTCTGCTCCCCAATGTTTTTGAGTTTTGCAGATGTTTTGTATCCGCTCGGTCAAAGACATTTCATCAAGAATAGCTTTAAGCTCAGAAGCTTTAACGATTCTCTTGACCATATTAGACAAACTTAATTAAAGCGCGAGCTTCTTTAACTGGAATATCAGTCCAAGTTTTCCATTTAGAGGCTTCTTCGTTACGGTATGTTTCAGATTTCCAAAGACTGCGTAGAAAATCTTTAAAGCTTTCAAACTCATCTCCACCAGAATTATGTTCAGAGTCTCTGAATTTATTCTTTAAAACTCCTTGAGGAGTAATATCGCTTGAATGGTCGCTTGCGGCGATTACTTTACCAGAACCTTTCTTGTCGATTTCGTCTTCGCCGACGATATGAATACCAAGATAATTGCGGACAGCGCGAACAAAAGCTCGATTGGCTGCAATAGTTTCTAGGAACTTTTGACCAAAACCATCAGTGTTTTCAGAAGTGGCGTTAGCAACATCCATAGAAGAACAAGCTTCCCAGCTATCTTCACCAGCAATTTGATTGGTGCTTTCAAAATTAGAAATCCAATCTACGGAGCACACAGCAACTACATAATCTTTTTCAAGTTTAGGAAAAGTATATGAAATCCTGCTGTAGCCACGAAGTTTAGCGACTTCTTTAATTCCCGAAAGTTTGATCAGAAGCTTATTATCTTCCAGCCCTTCGATAGAATCTGGAACTGGTTTACCAAAACGTTCAAACGAGCCTCTATTTGGATAGAGATGCGCTGGTTTGACCATAGCTCGCCAGTTTACGGAGCCATCTTGATTGAAAATATAATCTACGTTTTTTAACAACCCTCGTTCGTCACGATTGGTCGGCTTGTCGAATGGTTTTGTGTTTGAGTCGTTCATCTTTTATAATGTGGAAGTGTTCTAATTCCTCCCAGAAGACGGGATCATCTACGACTTTTGCCAATCTGTCAAGCTTTGGTTTATTATTTTTCCAAGCTAACTTACTGGCGAAAACTTTTTCTTCTGAAAGGATTATCTTTTCAGAGGAAAACAAACACGTTTCATCTATCATGTCAAGTGTTTTGACTGTATTTTTGTCAAATACTTCATCTTTTTCTAAACCAAAATCAAAAAACTTTTCAGCTAAAGCTCCCCAGTTATCATCGAACTTGGCGATTAAATCAATTTTAATTCCAAGAGATTTTACTTCCTTGAGATAT